AACATCTGCGTTCGCCCTTCAAGCTTCCGATCAGCCGTACATGAGTTCCATGATGGCTAAGGTACCCACGATGCTTGCCCCGACGGGCACAGTTGATGAGTACTCAGAGCCAGGAACCATATCGGGACCGGCCACTGCAGTTGCGAACGTAGCCGGCGCGTTTAAAAACGTGCCCGTGGTTGGGGGACTAGCCACTGCTGCTGAAGTTGGAGCTAACATGGTTTCAGGGGTTGCTAAGTTATTCGGTTTTTCCAATCCTCCTGTTGTGAGTGACGTGATGCCGTATCAACCAAAAGCATTTCACGCTTTCAGTAATGTTGATACCTCGGTACCATCTGACAAGTTAGCCGTGGATCCTAAGAATGAAATCACGCTTGATGGTTCAGTGACCGGAGCAGGAGTGGAGGATTCATTGGCCATGCGCACATTGTTGGGCCGTGAGAGCTTTGTGCAGGGGTCGCTTTGGCAAGGTGCAGATGCCGAGGGGAAGATTTTGTGGACCATGCCGGTCACACCAATCGTGGTGGCGTCCAATTCAGTGGTCTCCACCACTGTTTTGAACCACACTGTCACTGGTTATGTTGGACGCATGTTCTCACAGTGGCGAGGCGCGATAACCTACAAATTCAAGCTCATCAAATCCCGTTATCACACTGGCCGTCTCATTATCACTTGGGACCCTGACGGTGTTCCGAGTACCGATTACGAGACTACAACTCTTGTGCGTGTGGTTGATTTGCAACATGAAGAGGAGGTTGTGGTCACTATTCCGTTCAAGCAGGCTCACGCATGGTGCACAACGGGGACTTTCTTGAACAATTTCTCGAACGGTGCCGTTCCAACGGTCACTGTCGATCCGAACGCCCACAATGGCGTCATTTCCGTACGCGTTTTGACCACTCTCACTGGTCCAAGCGTTTCCCCGGAGATTGACATACTGTGTTTCATGCAAGGTGGTGATGACCTTGAGTTTGCTGTACCGAATGAGCTACCTGGCAATTTGAGCGCGTACACCATTCAGTCTGAAGATGTCACCGAGTCCCTCATTACGGACTCGGCTGGTGCCGACGAGGACAACACTGTGTGCATTGTCACGGTGGGTGAGAGGGTGGCATCATTGCGCCCCCTCCTTCACAGAACCTCGTTCTTGGAGATTCAGCCGTTAGGCAATCCCAAGACAGCAGATGCGACATTCGTACCCACAGGTAATCAGAACTGCGTGAATTACTTTTGGCGCGTTCCGCGGGGCTATGGGTACACGGATGATGGTTTGCATTGGGCTCAAAAGACGTTGGCAGTTGGAAATGCCGCGTTCAATTTCGTCACAGTGCATCCATTGAGCTGGGTGATGAACATGTTTGCAGGATACCGTGGCGGCGTCGTGCATCATTTCAACATCCAGGATGCGGGGTTGGGACCAATTACTTACTTCGCTGCAGAGCGAGATGGTAGGGACCCAATCTTGAACCCGTTCATCAACGCGAGGAACAGGTTCACGACCAACACCGCGCCAGGCAACGGAAGTTCCATGGCGAGGCAAGCGATCAC